TCCTACATACAATCCTGTAGTTGGCGTACATGAAAATGTTCCACTTGTTCCTGTAACCGTAACAGAAGATAAAGAAGATGTGCCTAGTGAGCCACTAATGGATACAGTTTGACCTACAAACAATCCTGATGTTGTTGATGCTGAAAACGTTCCGCTTGTACTTGTAACTGCAACAGAACTTAAAAGTTGCGTTGAAGTAACAGTAGATGACTCAATGGTTGTACTAGCAGGAATTCCTGTACCTGAAACAGATAATCCTGCGCCAATTGCATAGTTTGGAGGACTTATTGTTAAGTTAGGCAAACCATTTGTTGTAATTGTGGTATTTGTAAACACGCCAACTTTGGTCATATCCCCATAAGGAAACGTACCCGTCATTACAGGAGTATTAATTGAGTTATCAATATTTAATAGATTTTGCCCAGGGTGTCCTAGAACTTGTAGTTGACCTGTGCCATTTGGGTCAAATACCAAATCCCATTGCCATAAATTGTTGACATTAGAAGAGAAAGCATTTGACATATTTAATACAGTTGGACCTGAGCCTTGTGCGTTGTAATCGTTGGTTTGCCAACCTAAAACGCCATCACTTTGTCCACTATAAATATAGTTCAAACCATTAATCGCTTGCATAATTAAGCCACGACTAATATCTGTAGCGTTTTGGAATAATGCGTTATATCCGCCAATCTTTCTTGGCAATCCACGTTGAAATCTTACCCATAGTCCGTCTACATATCTTGGAGATGCAAAATTTGTTCCATCACGCTGAATACCAGGCTTGATGGTCATTAAAGTAAATACTTTAGAGGTCATTAAAACGCTCCTGCGTAAATGCCTGATGTAAACGTTCCTGTTGTTCCTGAAACAGCTCCTGTAAATGCACCTACTCCTGTTACATTTAATCCGCTTGAACTAAAATAAGCCTGCTGTACGTTCGATACAACAATACCTAATTGACCCGATGATGGCAAAAATAAACCTGTATTTGCATCACCCACAAACTTGAGTGACGGTACAGATGTAGAGCCATTACCTAAGGTTAATGATGTAATCGATGATGTAGAACCCGAAGCCGCGTTATAAACGTTTGTTCCATCACAAATCAATACCAAAGATGTACTTTGCGCTACAGAAACCGTAGCTCCACCGCCTGCACTTGTTTTAACCGTTAAAGTATAAGAACCTGTCGTATTATTGGTTACCGTATACAGTTGTACTGTTTGCGGTACAACAATAATGGCATTACTTGTTAATGAACCTGTATAAATTTGAATGGTATTTTGCGCTTGAGCTGAAGTCAGTACAGTTGTTCCACCTGTTAAGGATAAAGCTAACTCTGTATAGGCAAATTGATTAGAACGTCCGTATCCAAAGGTATACCAACCGCCTGAACCATATGAAACAAGAACAATCGATTCTGTCAGTTGTAATTGTTGATTAGAGTTGCCATCAATTGTGTCTGTACCATTTGGTGTAATAGTTAATATGCCCGCACCATCGTTTTTAACTATCGTAAACCAATTTGCTCCAACACTTGATGCAGACGGTAAATTAACCGTTCCTGCACCCCCTGTCCATACATTCATTTGCGCACGAGCATTTGAAGTTAAAGTCGTATTAGAGCTAAATGTAGAAACTAAATACTGTTGATTTAAAGTGGTATTAATCGCAACTAAACCATATCCTGCTAATGCAGATGCGCTAGTTGAAGCCGTTGAACCACCAAATAATACGTAATTCCATGTACCTGCAGTTGTTGTATTATTGGTTACATAGATGTAATACGACAATCCTGAAGGGATTGTAATAATCGTTGGATACGGAGCTGACGTATTATATTGAACAACTGTAAAAGAATACGTTCCAATGTTGCGGATAATCATTGCTTGACCTTGCGCTACTTGAGTAGCAGGTGGCATGATTAGATTAACAATATTTGTATTGGTATTCGTTACCTCAATAATATTGGCGGTAACTTGATTTTGATTGTTACCATTAATTGACCATTGTAATGTCGTATCTGCATTAATCGTCAACGATTCATAAGATGTTGAACTTGGCGATACGGTTTGACCTGTAAATGGATTGGTATACGTTGGATTCGTCATAGTTAACTTTCAATAGCCATAGCTTGTCTGTCAGCAATACGCAATTGGTCTTCTTGTTTTAAGCTTTGCATTGCTTCTTGATATTTCTGTTCAAAAATTTGCCGTTGGTCATTTTTTACAAACAATATAGCTTGTAATAAAGTTCCATACAACATGGCATTTGGTGCATTTTGTGTCAACCAATTGGTTTGATTGTCGTTAGATAATGGTGCAAGTCGCTCGTAATACAATACCTCAAAGGTGTAATTTGTATCAGGCGTCGGGGCAACAATCCAATTATCATAGTTGTAATCCGCATAATATAGCGGTGTGCCTGTCGTTGTAGAGCTTGGCGCATATTGACGCAAATATTCATATTTACGTAAGAAAATAGGCTGAATTTGCCCGCCTGTAGTTAAATTCATACTAACCGTTTTGCGCCATCTTGCAGGCTTAGGAATAACGGGATTACCTGTAACCATGGTTGACTCAACTACTTGCAACTGTCCTAAAGTTTTAATTTGCTGAGCAATTTCAAACTCAGCCAACATGATAAATTCAGGGATTTGATTTGTTACGGCAGAATCATTACGCTCTAGATATTGTTGAATATCAAGAATAAGAGAGTTATACGTCATTGCCGACGCAGATGTATTTGTGGGCGTAGTTTGAGCTGCCATAATTTTCCTTAGTTATGCCAACCGTTTATCCCAAACAGTTTATTGTATTTTAATACGATTTTGCTTATGCAAGCATACTTTCTGCACTTGTTTTTACTTCTGCAACACGATTCAACCATCCCTTACCAAAGGTTGGGAATGTTGGTAGCGATTTATAAAAATTAGTCTTTTGCACGGAAAAGTTTTCTAAAATAGAACGTGCATTCGCCTTTTGAACTTCTTGTAGCGTTCCGCTCCCAATAACGCCGTCAGCAGGCACTCCAACGGCTTCTTGTAGTAGTTTACTAGCCCTACCAACGCCCATGTTAACAGAAGCATCAAAAGTGGCATAATCGACACCACTAGGAAGCTCGTCACCATGTACTTTATCCCAATATAATTGCTTGTAAAGGTCGTGAACATCTTGGTCGCTTATATTCCTTAAATCATCTTTAGTTAAATGTGGGTTACGCTTCCATTCCTTAAATACAGCAAACGTAATCCCTTTCATAGTAGCCCCCCCTGGGTCTTGAGGGTTGTCACTCCAACCTCCCTCACTTTTTAATACATGAGCTAATGCTGTTTGATAGTTATCCTTCATCTTTTTCACCTATCTTAATGCCTGTAATCAAACCAATAAATCCTCCAACAATCGTTTGGAAAGCAGGTCCAATAATCTCAAAAACTTTTGTATCATCTACATTTGGGTCAATTACAGCAAATCCAAACATTAACAACATGGCAATAATGACACAAACAAGTGACCATGAAGCAATCAACATTACGTGGTCTTTAGTATTCATTTGCTTGCTACTCCTTGTACCTTTTCAAATGTTCTTAATCCGCCCATACCTAACATACCCATCATAAGTTGCCACAAATTGTCATCCAATCCAACTAATGGTGGTACTTGGATTCCAAAAGCAGGTAATAAACTTGATGCTAATGGCTTTAATAAATATTGGTAGAACAATGCCAACGCACATACCCAACCAATCGCAGGTCGCCATCCCGATACAAATAATGATGCACTTTTTGCTTCTTCCTTATTAATGTCTGTTTGAGCGGTCATGGTTGCTAAATCACCCGATTGTTGTAATTTTAACAACTCAAGCTTTGCATTTGCTTGCTGTTCAGGGTCAGGAAAAATGCGTGTAATAAGCGTATTGCCTAAATCTAACGCAGCAGAAATGGGGTCAAGTGCCATATCAATCCTTTAGAAGAATAATTAACATCATACAAATTAATGCCATCATTGTCCACCATTTAAACAGTTCATCATCCACGGACAATATCTTTCTTTGTTCGAACAATTACTTTATGCTCCACAGGAAACTTTACTTTAGGTTTCTTATGTAACTTTTCTTCAAAATGCAAATAAACCACATATGCCCAAATTAACAATTCAACCAAATAAACAACAAACCAATAGGTTGCCCATGTCATACTAAATTAAAGTAAAACAGCAAACACGTGATAATAAAGGCAGCGAACCAACAATAAAACTGCACCCTTCTTACATCTTCAAGTTTATGCCCGTAATACTTTTTACTTTCCTGATGTTCCTTCTCTACTACCGCTTTTAACTCTAAAACTTTTGACCATTCTTTTGCACCATATTTAGCTTTAAACTCTTTTTCAGCTTCATTCTCAGCTTGAATGATGGCACTTTGATTTTTATACTCTTGGATTGCTCTATATATCATAGAGTTTTCCATCGACTCTTCGTGAATCTTATGTTTCTTTCTTGCTTCTAATTCTTGTAACGCAACTTCTGTTCCATCTCGTTGGATGTTTTCAATACTTTTGGTTAATTTCTTCCCAGCCTCCCGACTTTGCTCAAGGCTATCTGCTAAAGACTTTGCTCCTTCGGCAATCGGGTTAATATCAGGCATTTCATTTGAATAAGTGTTTTACCGTTTCAACTAAAAAATCTTTACCAAAAAAGATAGATACAATCACCGCATATAACAAATATTCAATACGTTCCATGCGCTTAGTACCCTTCGCAAAGGATTCTAAAATAGCGTTATAGCGTTCTTCGCAAATTTTTTCATGCGTTATAAAATTGGCTTCTATTTCAGTATATTTTAATTCGGACATGATGGATGATATTTTTTCTTTGCTGTTAAATAAGCGTTATGAGCATCTAACGCCGTTATAAAATAACCTAAATGTTTTTTCTTTCCGTTTATATTTATGTGTGCGGAATATTTTTTTCCTGCTTTGTAATATGAAACACCCATATATCCTGTTGTATTATGATTAGGCAATTTTTTTATATTATGACAATTTTCTTGTTGAGTTACTTCCCTTAAATTACTTAATCTATTATCAAGACCATTACCATTAATATGGTCAATAATTTTAGGCATATAGCCGTAAGTTAAAAACCATGCCAATCTATGTCCTCTTGTTTTTTTCCCAAAAACATTTATTTCCAAATATCTTCCATTGTTGTACCCAACTTTTTCACCCATTTTTTTTGACCCTGACGTTTTTAAACGTAAAAAATTGCCAGTTTCAGGGTCATAAGACATATATTCACTTACAGATTCTTTAGTAAACAATTTACCAACAAACGAAACTGGTCCTTTAGCTTCATGAACAGATAATCGTTTATCTGTATCGGCGATGATTGCATCCATATCCATTATTGCGCAGGAGCTTCAGGTG